TAGTTTCATAACCATCTTTAGCCATAATCTTTTCTGCATACTTAGGATAAACCTGTGCAAGTGATTCTTTAGGTACTCTACGAACAATAGCCATTTCTTTTGGTTGTTGATCTGCACCAAAGTAACCAGGAAAACAGTTGTAAGGGTCACGAAGTTCTGCACAAGGATATGGCGTACCATCAGGTCCTTTTTTCTCTCTAATAACCCATACAGCAAAACCATAACCAGGTAGCCATCTACCTACTTGTGGCATTTGTAAATCTAGTTTTTGTGTGTCATCATACGAAGTAACAATACGAGCTATCTTATCTGCTTTAGCTCTAGCTCTGTCAGAATCTTTATTGTTAGGTACATCTACCTTTAAATTAGGAATACGACCTATTTTTTGTGACAAATGCTCTAATCCTGACATCATTAAGTTAGGTACAGGTATTTGGAAATCTTGAAAACCTTTTATTTGGTCGCCAAGTAATGCAAGTAAACCATCAGGACCACCATTCATAATTGCACGAATACGCCCTCTTGTAGAGTATGCACTTTGATTGTCATAGTGCAACTGCGTAATCTGATATTGTATTTCTTCTGGTGTCATTTTAACCCCAAGGGCTTTCGTTCATATCGCTTAAATCCCACTCTCCAAAACTTGGTTCATAATCTAATCCTACTTCTGCTAATCTTTCTTTCTGTAATCTCCTAATTACTCTCATAGGAAACCAACTAGCCATAACAACATCACTCTTGTTATTTCTACCAGATTGCTTACTAGCACCTGTAGAAAAATAAATTAGTTGTCTACGATATATATTACTCTTAGTTTCACTTTCTGCACTACCATAAGGCAAACTAATTAATTCCTCTTTAAACAATTCTCTCATACTTCCAACGCCAAAGATAGGATCAAACTTGTTTTTTTGTGTCTGATGTCCTTCTAAATAAATACCCATTCTTGCACAATACTCTTTTAAATCTTTATCTTGTCGTATAGCTCTCTGAAATCCGTTCTCCTCTATAACCCAATGTGCAAGATTATATTTTTCGTGCCATTTTTTTATAGTTTCTTTTGCCTGTATAATGCCACCACCTTGTTCGTTCTCTATATCTACCATATACATTTTTCCTGTTTCAGTATTTATAGCCCACAAAAACGCAGCTTGATAACCTGTAGAAGCTGGGTCAAGTCCTGCTACTAAGTGACAACCAGCAGGTATGTGTCCTACTGTTCTGTTTACATCTCTACACAAATCTACTTCTTCTACATCAAACATTGTAATACCATCAACAAATGCTTTGTTTAGATATACCATTTCAAATATTGCTTTACCACCTGTAGTTTCAGCAGCTTGTAAACGAGATAGTAACCATTTGTAACTACGCTTACTTGCCCACAGCATACAATCTGTATGTAACTCTATATCGTTTTCTGGAAGTACACATTCTGTACTATGTGCTTCCTCTACTATCTTTTCCATCTGTGGGTTTTCTAGTAAAAAATTATATAAATCCTCTGGATGCTGTCTTGAACCTATAACAACAATAGCTGTGTGTTCCTCTTTACGAGATGACAAAGTAGTTGTCCACCATTGTCTTGTTTGTTCTCTTGCACTAGGTTGTATTGTTGTGCTATGGTCCTCAATATCATCTGCAATAATTAAGTCGCAGTCACGAGATAAAATCTTACCACCTTTACCTACAGCAACCATAGTAGGTGACTTAATACCAGTTACAGTTCTATTTGCTACAGTAAACTGTCCTGATGTCCAAGATTTACCTGACCTGCTTTTTGGTTTAAATGTTTCTCCTGGACCACAAAAATCCTCTATAAGTTTTTCGTTATGTTCTAAGTGATCTACTACAGCACCTACAGCATTCTTTGCTATCTCCTCATTACCACCAACCCACATAATTCTTACATTGGGATTTTTACATATCTGCCATACAGCAAAGTGTGTAAGTAAGTCTGTTTTGCCGTGTCGTGGTGGAGAGAGAATCATTTGTTCGCCACCTTCATCTATAGCTTTAAGTATTGATTTAATCCATCTTTGATGAAAGTCTGCTGTTTCGTATGGATCGCCTGTTTCTGTCTGAAAATACCTATCTCTAAAATCTTCAAATTTTCCTAATGACTTAATAGCTTCATCAGGTGTTGCCCAGTCTTTTTGTAACTCTAAATTATCTTTGTCCACTAAGTATGCTTCGTGCATCTTAGTTACAACTGATTTGTTTACTCCGTATATATCAGCTACAGCAGTCTTAGCAATTAAGTTTTGTTCTACTTCTGCTGCAAAGTTTTCTATATAATCCTGATAATACTCTCCACGAGTAACAGTCATCTGTGTTGTAAAATCTTTTTTCTTTTTTTCTTTAGATCGTTTATGTTGTGCTTTACGACTGCATTGAACATTACAGTATTTTTTATTATTATGTTTAGCTGTAAATTTTTTTTCACAACCAGGATTAGCACAAGTTTTGCGTTCAGCCATTATTTTTTCTTTGGAAGTCTTTTAATCTTTCCATTTTCTGTTCTAGCAAACCTGTGTGTTTTAGTTTCTCTACTAGGAATTAGAGTTCCATAGTATCTCTTGCCACCCCACATCCAACTTACTCTTGCCATTATTTTCCTACTTTCTTTTGTGCATTTTTATGTGCTTTACTAAATGATGTTCCTCTTTTCATAGAGTTAGTCATATATTGTAAATGTTTTTTTGTATGATGCACAGAATGTTTTTTCATAGTCTGTTGTTGTCTTTTAGTTAAACTAGATACATCTACACCTTTAATTTTCATTTTATTACCAATCTCTACAAGCCCAGTAACGAGCAGTAGTCTTATCTTTTGCAGTAGAACACTTATGCCTAGCACGGAATGAAGCTCTTGCTTTAGGATTACTTTTACGAACAGGCATATTCGGATCACCAAACATTACTTTCTTTACTTTCCCATTGGACATAACAAAAACTTTTTTTGATTTACGACCATAACCAGGTTCGCCTTTCCTAATAGCCGTAGGACTATTTAGCTTAACCTTCATTCCTCGCCATTCAGCCATTAACTATCTTCTACCTTTTTTCTTTCCAGGTTTCTTTTTCTTCTTCTTATATCCGTACATAAGTTTGCTTTCTCCTAACTATACTATATCTTGTATGAGTGATTATATAAAAGGAAATAAATATCCTAATCATAAACCCTCTACTTCTTATAGTAGTGGAAGAATTTGTTTGGAGGAAACCTGCGATACTGTTATATCAAAATATAACAAGTATAGATATTGTAATGCTCATAAAACAAAAACATACCCTCGTATTAAAGGAAGAAAAAAGCCTGAAGGGTTACAAAAGCCGAAGGCTTAAAAAAAATTTTTTTATTCAAAGAATCCTACAACATCATCTACAGAACAACTAGAACATAATCCATCAGTAAGTTGATCTTGCCAGTAAGGGTTAAGACATTGGTCACAATCTTCTACTGGTATTTCAGACATAACCCTAGTCTAGCTAGGGTATATTGGTTAATCAAACAGGGAAGTTGATACTCATTAGAAATGAGTAATTTCATTATATACCATAACAGAAACTAAGTCAATAAACAAAACCCCACCTCGGGCAAGAAGCAGGGCTTTGTTCCGTATACAGTTGTCCAAACTGTTATGAAAGAAAAAAGAATTTAACTTAAATCAACAAACACAAAGTCTATATGATTAGCTATCTTTCTTTTTCTAATCGTATCCTCATACGATACTAAGGACTATCCTTAGATGATTTGTATATTAATAAATCTGTGATACTATGACGACAACAAACAAGATATTTCTCCAGCTTTTAGAAAGAGATATTGGATCAAACAACAGGATAAGTGGACTAGCTGGACCATAGTAACTAGGGTAATAGCCTATTACTTCACATATTTAAATGTTACTGATTTTAGTTCATTCTGGTTTTTGGGAGGGAGTGACACAGGGTTAGTTGTATCCTTCTTTCTTTAATATTTTTTTTTCTAGTATTCTTTCCTTATTGAGAAAGAAATGTAAAGAGTGTAAAAATACACTAAAACAGATCGGTAATACTACACAATACTATTGTGATAGTGCACCCACTAGATGTAGTAGGTCACTAAAAGTACACAATATATAGTAGGTATTTTTAGAGTAAAGTTTCCTTAGATTAATTAGAGTGTTACGCTACGCTAGGGGTCTGTCCACCTTAATATATGCATTTATATATATCTAATTTACCAATATTTACCAATATAGAATTAATGTTTGACCGAGTTTGGATGTTATGTTGCGTTAATTATTCCTAATAAATCACTATGCGTAGATATGGGGTATAAATTTTAAGAAATAGGGGTAGGGGTTGTTTAATGTTGTGAATGACGGTAATAATATTTATCTAACATTTACCTGGTAACTTCTAACTATCCACAACAAAAAGAAATAATTATTAATAACTTGTAATATAAATTTTACAGTAATAATATATGTCTATGGTTAATGAAATAGATAAACAAATGAAACAATGCAAAACTAATTGTAATATTTGGATAGATGAAAATAGATACAAATATGAAGTTAGCAAATGTATTTGTTTTAAGTCTAAATTTATTAAACAATGTCAATACTGTATTGAAAGATTAGAATATGGTTTTGATGATGTTAAAAATTTAGGTATTTATAAAAAACTATAAAGGGGAATAATGGATAATCAAACAGTAAAAGAAGATATAAGAGTAAGTAGTTGTTATGCAATAACAATTAAATATTTATCACCAACAAACACAAAAGGATCAAGAATTAAATTAATTCCTGGTGATGATTTAAAATTAGGTGCTTTAAATATTATGAATAAGAGTATAACTTTACCTTATGACTATGAAACAAATAAATATAATCAAGCTGTTAATTATGTTGTAAGAAGTATGGGGTTACCTTTACCTAAATATAATTTAAATAATGGTAATGAAGATATATTAATTTTTGATAAGACAGAAGTTAACAATATATTTTATTTTAATAAATAAATAGCTAACAAGCACTTGTTTAAGGGTGCTTGTAGGGTGTTTATAAGCACTAGAAAGAGGTTAATTAAATGAAGTATATAATAGACTTTGTAGAATGTGATAATTGCGAAGAAGATGGAATTATTAACAACGAAGTATACATAAATAATAAAAGCAATTTACATAATATTAAATGTTGGAATTGTAAAGAAGTGTATATATTAGATGAAGAATATACGCATAAAACTTTTTCTAAACTTAATTAATAAAGGGGGGTTAATTATGTATAGAGATACACTTAACGAATTTATGATATATTTTTGGATACTTACAGACTGGGGTATTCTATGGCTTAGTTTTGTATTAACTTACTTTATATTAAAGGGGGTAAATGATTATTAAAAATGTAGGCGAATTATTACAGCTTGATTGTGTTTTTTGTGGTAAAACTAACAAACATATAGTTATATATAAAAAGCATATAGACACAATTAAAAGGTGCAAAAGTTGTAATGAAATAACATTAATATTAGATGAGGAATTTATAGAAAACTATTTAAAAGCATAGCTAATCAATAGCTAACGATTAAACCTAGTTGGTCTATCCCCTTTAAGATCAGCTAGGTTTAATCTATTGTGTAGGTAAATATATTGTAGGCAAATAAATTGCTATTCTGTAAAACTAGTATTACAATGTAGGTAGGTTAATAAACAGAAAGGTTAATCAAATGAATAAAACAATTTATTATAGTCATAATAAAGAAATTCCAAATAGTGATTTTCAATATAGAGAATTACCTAATTGGATAGAAGAAGTATTTGTTAAGGAAGATATAAGATACATTAATTTTTTTCCAGAACAATTAGAGATATGTTTTTTTAGTAAAGAATTTAGAATAATGGGTAATGCTATTAAAACAGTAGAAGAAGAAAGTTATTACTTAGATCACATAAATACTTATGGTATAGATAAAGAAATAATGTTGGTATTTGTTAAAGAAAGTGTAGGCAAATAACCTTTACAGTTATTGTAAAGTTAGTTATACTAAGATTATGGTATTAAAACAGAAGATTGAGTTACCACTAGATTGTAGGTATATATTTGTTGATTATAACAAATCTCTTAGACCTTTTCGCAGTACTAAAGAAGTGTTGCATTTTATAGAAGGCAATAGATTAGAGATTGTAGATCAACAAACATTTAACCAAAGTTATGTAGTGGTAGTTAAAAAAGCTGATAGTTTTTTATAAGCTATAAGCAGAAAGAATAGGGAAGATATGAAAGATATAACAGAGGTTATTGATGATTATGTTTATCAAGAGTTAGGGCATACAAATTGGGGATATACAAGTACATATTCTAAACAAGAACTAGCAGATAAATCACAATACGAATTGGAATTAGACAACAGTATTGTTGTATGGTATGAGCCATTAGAAGAAGAATAGAAAGGTAAACAATGGAAAAATCACATAGTTGGTTAGATATGGCTAACTTAACACACGAAACACAAGTAATGGAATTTAATTTTTGTTTATGTGAAGAACAAGAGCAATTTCCATACGAAGATTGTCCAAAAGAAAGGTAAACAATGGAAGATGAACTAAACGATCTCTTAACACAAGCACAAGAGAACATAAGCGACAATGTAGATAAACAAACAGAGTTTAATTATCGTAAAGCATTGGAAGAAAGTATGAAAGAACTACAAAATCTTAAAACTATTAACCAGGAGTTTATAGACATAAGAAATGTAGCAATAACTAATTTGTATGGTATTGGTTATTCAGCTATTGAGTTAGCAGAGATAACTAATTTAACTAGACAAATGAT